CTGAAAAGTTGGAAGCCAAGTCGCAGTTGATTGAGAAGACCGCGTTTGCCGTCTTACCGATTCTGTTTACCTGCGTTGTCTACCTGATGAGCGCGTTGGACAAGATCACGCACGATGTGACGGTTCTCAACGCCAAGATTAGCCTTGTGGTCACCAGCGACAACAAACAAGCCGCCAACAGCGGCGCAGAATTGGCACGGGAGAAGTTGCGCCAAGATCTAGAAAAGCAAATTGGTGAGAACCGGGAACTGATCCACCTGAACCGAGAGCGGATTGTCATTCTTGAGCAGAAGGTGAAGTGATGGATGCGTTTGAACTTATCCTAAAGGCGTCGCCAGCGATTCTTGCGCTGATCACGTTGATTGTTGTCCTAGCCAAGCTCGACCTGCGCGTCGCGGTGCTTGAGGAAAAGGTTAAGACGCTGTTCGACCTTATCAATAAGAGGCCGCACAATGGCTGACTTCAACGCTGCTTTTGAAAAGATGATCACCGATGAAGGTGGTTACGTCCTACACACTATCCCCGGCGACACGGGTGGAATGACATATGCAGGTATCGCACGAAACAAAAACCCAAACTGGCCCGGTTGGAACCTTATTGACCATGAAGCCACCAGCAATCCGCTACTTAGCGGGATGGTGCGTAACTTTTATAAAGTTGAGTTTTGGGATCGTATCAGAGGGGATGAAATTACGAACCAAGTTGTTGCAGAATCGGTTTTCAACTTCGGTGTAAACACCGGCTTGTCAGTTGCGGTCAAGCTGGCGCAGTTGATCGTGGGTGCTACACCAGACGGCGCGGTTGGAGACAAGACCGTAGAGAAATTCAGCAATGTTGAACCAGAAGCGTTCAAGAAAGCCTACGCGCTTGCAAAGATTACCCGATACACAGACATCTGCAACAAGAACCGCACGCAGTCTAAGTTCCTGTTGGGCTGGTTAAATCGCACTCTGAAAGGGCTAAAGTGATGGATCTGATTGGTATTGGGTCAATTATTGAAGGAGTTGGGAAAGTTGCAGGTGATCTCATTACGACCGACAAGGAGAGACTTGAGATGGCGCTCGAAGAGCGCAAACTCTCTTTGGAGGAAAAGAAGATTGATCAAGCCACCGATCTCGCCCAGGTGGATATCAATAAAATTGAAGCTGCAAGCACTAGCGTATTTGTCAGCGGTTGGCGTCCTGCTGTTGGTTGGGTTGGGGTTGCTGGCCTAGCCTACCAGTTCCTTGGCTATCCCCTGATGCAATGGTGTTGGGCGTTTGGTCAGGGCGTAGACCTGATCCCGAAGGGTCTGGCCGCACCGCCAGACCTTCAGGTTGAGCAGTTGATGACTTTACTCGCCGGTCTTCTCGGCTTCGGCGGGATGCGAAGCTTTGAGAAATCCAAGGGTGTCGCGGCGAAGTAGGTCGCGGTAGGCGTTAATCGCCGCTTTTAAGTCGGCGTTTAGCGCCTCAACCTCCGCATTAAGCAGGTTCATCCTCTCGGTTGCTTCCTTGGCAAACTGCACAAGGTTCTGGTACTGCCACGTTTCAAAATTAGCCATGCGATTCCTCAAGCAGTTGGATGCTGTTCTGTAGAAAATTTTCTTTTGGTAAATTTCTCAGGAAATAAACTGGGTCAGGTTCGTTCTTGAACTGATGCGGGCGGTTTGGTTTATAGATTGCCGTATAGGCCCACATATCTCCTCGGTTGGTGGTGACCATTCTGCGGTCAACTTTGCCCTGTTCAAAAAGATGTCTCAACCTACTGTTAAGAGACGCTCGTGTAATCTGCGGGAACGTCATCTCTGGCGTCGTCTTCTCGCCGTTTTGAATCAGAAATTGAACAATCTCATCGGTCATCTGATCACCTTCTCAATCAGGTTGCGGGTTAACCGTTTCTCGCCCAACAACCAGGATTGAATCCGGCCCATGTCCCAAGTTATCTGCCGGAACTGATTGGGTTTCTGGTAGCCTGTTGAGATCTGGCGCTTGTCCCAGTCTTTTACGATCTTGCCGTTGATAATCATTTTTTATCTTTAAGTTTCTGCTCATATAACGCTTGGTAGTAACGATCAAGCTCGTCAAATTCAAGCGGATTTCCGTACAATTTGCGAGGATCAATGGGTGGCGCAAGATACCAATCCCACCATTCTTTAGTTGGTTTTTTATCCATTAAAATAAAGCCTCCGGTACGTTGGACAAGTCCAGCTTTGGTTTACGCTGGCGTTTGATTTTTTGGACGATGTGCGGGTATGGCGGCATATGCCAGACCCACCGGACGACGCGGCCTTCATCGTCAAGGATGCCGTATCTCATAGCCAACTTCCTTTCAACACATACGCTTTTTGCCCCCGCACCCGCACATCAATCTGTCGCACTTTGAGTTTTAGTTTCTTAGAGTAGTACCGCGCTCGGCCCAGCGACGGTGTGCGGACATAGTTTCTGCTGCCATTTTTTATGGCAATCCAGCGGCACATGACGTAGTACATTTTTTTGGGCCAGCAGTGTTTCATGCGATCTTGTCCTTAAACCCACTTGTGTGTAGACGCTTAAAACAAGCCTCGCATTTCCATCTAAACCCTTTGCCGCTTGATAAAGGAACCTTGTGGCTTGCAGGGTTTACTCGGCATTGCTGGCAGTTGACGCCTTGGTAGGGGCAGTCACGTCCTTGATTGCAGTTGTTATTGCAACACTTCACTTCCACGATCCACCCCTTGCCGCCATTTGACCAGCCAAAAACGCCGCTTTGTACGCACCATCATTGGTGTTAGCGCGCAGCAACTGTTCTTTGAGATGGGTAATCTCAACCTGCGATTGTTTGGTTGATTCATCCCACGCCGCCTCCCAGGCATCCCACATAGGTGCTTCTCTTGGGTCATAACTTCCAGCCGGTGCGGTCTTGTGGATTACAGACCACCACTTGCGCCATGCTTCTGCTTTGCTCATAGCCGTGCCTTTATCAAGATTTTGAGTTCTGCGCTGCTGAACGCCCGTTCTTTGCCTTGGAAGATAATTTTCTCAGTCCAAGGTCTAGTCCACAAGCATTGAAGTTCTGGGACCGCACGGGAGTTAAGCAACTCCTCAGTTGAATACACGAACCCACCCAATCCCATCCATTGATGCGGTTCAATAAAATGTGGCACAACAATTTGCTCGCTGTTGGGCAACCTAAATACGGGTTCTAGCGCGTAGTCAGAAAAACGCTGAAGCATTTCAGCAAGGCTAAAATTTACTTTGAACTCTGGTTTTTGTTTCTTAGTCACGTGTTCTCTCCAATTTTGGTTTTGGCATCGTCAAATCCGTACCCCACAATGACCCGATGCCCGCAGCCCTGTAGGTATTCAATCCAATCCTTCTGTTCTGGTCTTAACACACCTCCTTTCTGACGTTTCATCTCAATCCACAAACCCCACGACGGCACAAACAGGTCAGGAACCCCGGCGCTAACGCCTTCGGTCTTGAGCCTTGCCGCCACGCTGATGCTTCGTTTCTCCCCGTTTGGGATAGCAAAGATGCGAACGTCTGGGTACGTCTGGCGAAACCAACGCACTAGGTCACGTTGCTCTTCATGCTCTGTTGGCATTACCATTTTCTGCTCACCACCCTAAAGAATTTTCCATCGCGCTTGTACTCGATGGATACTGGGGGAAACCCTTGGTTCATTTGCGCCACAACATAATCAACCGCGTTTGACTCGGCCACTTCGTTAATCTGGTTCAGCACCGATTGGGCCTTGTTGGCGATGTAGTACAACGTACCCAACGCCTTTTCACCGGCAAAACCAGAATGCAGTATTGGCAAGTATTCGGTGATGGGCGTGTCACTCAAACCGCCGTAGTAGGTAATTGACACCATTAGCTTGCCGCTGGCCTGACTAACGTGCCGCCGCCAAGACCAGTCGGTGACCACCATCTCGGTCCCGCTGTCACCCATAATGTCGTCATACTGTAGCTTTAGTTTCTTAGGCTCAACGACGGGGAAATTCGTTCCGCAGGCGGGGCATACGCGCACCGCCAACGCACAGATTTCGTTGCAGTTGTCGCATACCTTGACCGGGGCCACACCGTCCCCTGTACCGCCTTTTTTGGGCGGCTGGACGTTAGTAATTGGCCCATGCGTTGCAACCACTTTGGCGAAGTCCAGCACCATGCAATGATCGGTGTGGCTCTTGGGCCGCATTCCTCGACCGGCCATCTGGATGTACAAGCCAGGTGACATCGTTGGTCGAAGCATTGCGATTAGGTCAATGTCTGGGTAATCAAACCCCGTGGTCAGCACGTTGGCGTTAGTTAACGCCCTAATCTTTCCGCTTTTGAACTCCTCAATAATCTTCTCGCGCTCTTTCTTGGGTGTGTCGCCAGTCACACACTTGGATGGCACACCCCAATAGTTCAGGATCTCGCAGACATTCTCGGCGTGGGATACGCCGGTACAAAAGAACAACCAATGCTGCCGATCTTCGGCCAGCGCAATTACTTCGGACACCACTCGCACGTTCTGGTCTTTAGTGTTGACCGCCTTCTGTAACTCGCCTTCAACAAACTCTCCACCGCGCTTGGCAACGCCATCGGTATCAAGTTTTGTTGTGGTTACCTTGGAGCGCAGCGGGGCCAGATGCTTCTTGAAGATTAACTCTTCAATCGTTACTGGCTCAATCAGGGCGTTGAAGATTGCCGGTTCGTCAGTAATCATGCCGTGGCCTAGCCGGTACGGAGTAGCGGTCAAGCCAATGACACGAAGGTTAGGGTTGATGCGTTGAAGCTGGCGCAGCAGATCGCGGTAGCCGCCTGTGTCCTTGTGATTGACCAGATGGCACTCGTCAATGATCACTAGATCAACGTGGTCAATCTGCGCTGCCTTGTTCCGCACCGACTGTATTCCGGCAAACGTAATAGGCTGGTGCAACTCACGCCGCCCTATGCCCGCGCTGTAGATACCAAGCGGTGCGTCCGGCCAATGTGTGTACATTTTCTCGGCGTTCTGTTCAATTAGTTCCTTCACGTGGGTCAGCATTAACACCCGCGTCTCAGGCCATTTGGTCAGCGCATCTTGGCAAAGAGCCGCAACGATGTGGCTCTTGCCTGATCCTGTTGGCAATACCAAACAGGGGTTGCCCGCATAGCCAGCAAGAAACCAGTTGTACAGGTCATCTATGGCGCGTTGCTGGTAGTCACGCAGGATCATAAACATCCCCATTGCGCGGCCATTGCGTCGGCAATACCTTGATAAGTCTTAGAGCGTAACTTCCAACGGTCTGGACCTGGCGACAAGTAATGCAACCGCTGCCGTTCGTTGTCGGGCAGCAGTAACATTTCCGCTTTGACGTTGTTGGTCGCCGTCAGCAGAGGCAGATTCTTCAACCACAGACAAGTTCCTTTTTGTTCCGTATGGCCAAACATCCACGGTTGGACAACTTGGTCTTGCTTGCGGTTACCGATGCGCTCTTTTGCGTACTTGTGCATGATCGGGTTTTCAACGGCAATCCGGTTTACTGGCGCGTCCAGCAGCAGATTAAAAAACGCGGCGGCGTCATTTAACAGCGCCCATCTTGCGGGGTCTTTGTGCAGCCAACTAACGCCGCTATTGGTCATATATGTGCAGGGCGGGTGGGCAATAATCAGATCCCACCCATCGTTCAATATGTCCGCAACGTCGCCCTGATAGTGCGGCCCCGCCACGTCTGTCGGCAGCAAATCGCAAGACATGGCATTGTGTCCTGCTTTGATGAAAGCGTCCCTTACTGTGCCGCTGTATTCGCAAGCAATAAGGACTTTCATCCCACCACTCTTGCATCAAACATCTTCCGAAACTCAATCATGCCTTCGTCAGACTCAGCACAAGCGGCAGCGTTAGCAACCAACTCCTTAGACCCATACACGCCATCACCTGGCTCGCCGTTCACAACATCCTTGCCTTTGATGACGTAGATTGCCTGCCACTGGTCGCCGGCTTCCTTGAACTGCCACGGGACCATATTGGGGTGCAGAACATGGCTACCACAACCCTCGTGCTGCCACTCAACGGGAATCTCGTTTCCGGCGTGGCGTTCGCAGATCCACTTGGAATCCTCAGTCGCCGTACTGTGGGCGCAGGTGCGGCAGTTGACTTCTTTGGTCAGGCGGTCGCCGTGGCAGAATTCATGCGCTGGACACCACTTACATTGATACCAGCTAGGGTCTGCGCTTAGAGGCTCTGGCATCCGGTCTGATAGCGCGATACGTTTGCCACGAGCTATTGCGTTTTCGGCGACGCCTTTGTCGTACTCCACTCTTTCGGTGTATAGCCTGTCGTCATCTTTGCAGACAGCAACATACAACGCGCGGTCAATATTAGTGCCATGCATATACAACTGCATTTGCACAAAGTGATCAAACTTGGCGCGTTCCACACCCTTGTCTTCGACTTGTTCAAACGATTTTTTATTGTGGGTTTTGTACTCACAAACGTGTTTTTTCTGTGGCGCTCCCGGCACTCCAGATAAGGCGATGTCATCTATGCTCCCGCTGATGTGACAACCAAAGTCCACCCGTTCTTGCGCTACCCCTGGCTTGAATTGAATGCCAATGGCTTGCAGATCATCTTTGATCGTGGCTTCTTCATTCTGGCCGCGACGAAACATACGCAACACGCGGCCTTCAAACTTACTTGCTACGGCCCATCTAAACGACAGCCATAACCAGCGCTCGCAAGCGTGACCAAGCTGGCTTGCACCAAGATGGGCGCGTGGCCTTTCTGGTTTGCTGGCGTGGTGCTGGTCAATTAACTCGGGGATGCTATACTGAGCGTCAGGTATCTTCACGTGCTCTCTCCTTGGTATCGATTTGCCCCGGCATTCCACCGGGGCATTTTTTTGTTTATTACTTCTTAGCCCACGGTGGCGCAGCCTTAACACCCGCAGCCGGAGCTGTTGGCGTAGCCTTCGGTGCAGGTGCAGCGCCGCCTGACAACGACTTGAACCCACGCACCTCGTTGCTGTTGCCGTACTGCTCCGAGATCCGAATATCCAACTTGATCGACAGGTTGCCGCCGATCATCTGGTCCGTATCCTTAAGAGATGTCAAGCCAATCGCCCGCATGATCTCGCCGAGCTGTTGCCGCCCAATCTCCTCGGCCTTTGGGTTGGGGTTGCGTACATTCAAGTTGCCAAACACCACGCGCCCCTGATGCGTTGGGCCTTGGATGTCGTATCGGATCTTGATGTACTTGCCGTTGCCCATTTTGGTTGTAACGATCTCAGCGTTAGAAATTGTTGCGGTGTACCAACCTTGTGGTAACGGTTCAAAGTTGCGCTCCGACTGGGGCAGCGAGGCAACGTCAAAGGTTTCGTCTAAAAGCATTTTTTTACTTCCTGGTGATGGTGAACGATGGGCGACCGGGCTTGGCAGTAATCGCTGCCGCAAACGGTTTGGTGATTGACTCGTCTGTTGCTTTCCAGACGGTCATGTTGATTTCTGGCTTCCACCGGAAAACGGTGGACAAATGCTCTTCACTACCCGTCTCATGGGCGATGACCAGCAACTTGTCAGCATTGACCGTGCGATTAACACGGCCTTCGATTTTGATGGCAAATGGTGACCCAACTTGCACCACGTTCTCGGTCCCCTCAAACGTCTCTGGGAACTGAACAATTTTGGCGATCGTATCTTCAATCTCTCGGCGGCATTCGACCGCAATTTTCTCAGCCTCCTTGTAATTGATCCATTTTTCGGCAAGTTCGTCCAAAGTAATATCATCAAAGATCCTCATTCCACACCTCCAATTTTTTTGATAATTTCCCCAAGATCGGCGTCTTCCCACACTTCCAGCTTGCCGCTGCGGTCCTTGGCAAGCCACAACCCATCGCCATCGGTCATCAAAGCGCGGCGGGTCATCCCTTCGGCATCCTTCTCCACCCGCAAAGCCAGCACTTCGTCAAAGAAGTAGGGCAGCGACTGGCCGGTTTTGTTACCCGGCATTGAGGGCGCATACAGAACTCGACCCATCTCGTCCTGAGTCTTTTCCAATTTTGCCGACATATAAACGTGCTTACCGGGCAGGTCGCGGAAACCTCGGATGATGTCGGCCATCTGTTCCTGCATCGCACCGTAGGCGGCGCGTGGATCTTTGTTGATCTTCTTCTCCGCGTTCAGCACTACCTCGGCTATTTCCGAGATGCTGTCCAGCGCCACCGACTCAAACTCTGCCGCTTCGGTGCTGCTAGTCAGCCACTTGTAAGCCTCCCTAAGATCATCCATGCTCGTGATCTCAATGAACGGCAAATTAGTATCTGCAATCGATAGCAAACCGCCTTCGGCACTCAAAATTACCGGCGTTGGTAAGGTTGGGATGAGGCTGGTCTTGCCCGCACCGGCCTGACCGTAAACCAGAAGCTTGACCGCTTGCGCGGTGGCTTCCTTTGTCCTCTTCAATAAAATTGCCATCAGATGCCTCCACTTAACGCAAGAAACAAACAGATGGCAGCAGATGCGCCGACCGCAATCGACGCCAAGATAATGACCCAAGGCGGGTCTTCTTTCTCTTCAAACTTCATGGTTACTCCTTGGTTGGAACCGCACATTCGGGCCATCCGGTTGTGCAGTTGTTGCTAGATTAACGGTTTCCACGTAGAGTGTCAACACAAAGTTTCAACCGAGGTGGAAAAAAAGTGACAACGAACGAGGCGATACAATTTTTTGGGAGCTTGAAGAAGCTTGCCGATGCGCTTGGGGTCTGGCCCCAGGTGATCTATCGGTGGGGTGAACGCCCACCGATGGCGCGACAGTACGAGATCGAAGTTAAGACCGAGGGCAAGTTACGTGCAGACCATGAACAAGATTGAACCAAGCGCAACCAATCGAGTAGAGAACAAGATTGAAGCCGCCCTGACCTACGCCTCATGGGGCTGGCGAGTGTTACCAGTAGTGCCAAACGGCAAAGTTCCAGCTACCGCCCACGGGGTCAACGATGCAACGACAGACCCGACGCAGATCCAGCGTTGGTGGGGGCAGAACCCTAACTTGAACGTAGGGATTGCTTGCGGTAGCGCCAGCGGGATCGTGGTGTTTGACATTGACCCACGCAACGGTGGCGACGCTAGTTGGGCTGAGTGGTTAGACCAGCACGGCCAGATCCCAGACGGGGTAATGGCGATGACCGCAGGTGGCGGGCAGCACTACGTTGCCAAGCACGTTGATGGCATCCGATCTTGCAAGCTGGCCGATGGTATAGACCTGCTGGCCGATGGACGGTATTTCATCGTCTACCCGTCCACAATCGAACACCGGGCCTATGAGTGGGAGGCATCCAGCGATCCGTTGGACGGCATAGCACCAACCGAAATACCAACCCATTGGTTGCCGCTCCTTGGGCAGCGCAAGGTGGCGCCCACAACCAACGGCGATCTGATTCAGGGTAACCGCAACGACGGCCTAACCAGTCTGGCCGGGGCAATGCGCTCGTTTGGGATGACGGAAGCGGAGATCCTGGCCGCGATAAGTGTTGCAAACGAGACACGCTGCGAGATCCCATTACCATCGAGCGAGATCAAGCAGATCGCACGCTCCGTGTCACGCTACGAGCCTGACGCAGATGTGGCCGCTAGTAGCGCAATCGGCTCAGAGGCCGCAGACGCGCTTTTATCTGAGCCGCCCACATCTGACTACTTCCTAACCCGCGCAACGAGCTTCTTGGGCCAACCAAGCCCTGTGCCGTGGATTGTGAAGGGATGGCTTCCTGCATACGCCACAACGATGATGTATGGCGAGAGCGGCGTTGGCAAAACATTTGTCGCCTTGGACATGGCTTGTTGCATAGCCAGCGGCATTGACTGGCACGGCATCAGAACCAAGCCGGGGATCGTGGTGTATCTGGCCGGTGAGGGTAATTACGGGATGCGACAGCGTATTGCAAGCTGGTGCAAGCGTAACAACGTGACGAGCTTGGACAACTTGCTAATCAGCAACAAGGCCATCGACATGGATGGCCCCGGTGCTGCCACGCAGGTGATTGCGGCGGTCCGGGCGTTGACTTCCGAGCCAGTTGCGCTAGTCAACATTGATACGTTGAACAATCATATGAGCGGCGATGAGAACTCGGCCAAAGACTCACGCGCCATGATCAATGCTTGTAACGTGGTCTCAATGGCTCTCAGCGCCACGACCATGCTGATACACCACCTTGGGCACAGTAACGAAGCAAAACAGCGTGCGCGGGGTTCTAGCGCGTGGCGCGGGGCATTAGACGCGAGCATTCTGGTTCATGGCAAGACGCATGAGATCGTCGTGTCTTGCACCAAGCAGAAAGACGCGCCAGAACCAGCGGATCTGTTTGGATGTCTAAGCCCGGTTGATCTGGGTTGGCAGGATGAGGATGGGATGCCGCTACCCGGGGCGGTGTTTGAGATGTTCGCAGAGGGTGATCTTCGGATGCCACAACCAAAGGAAGACAAGCTGGCAGAGCACAAAACCAATTTGGAACGCGCTTGGTTCGTTGGCGGTGCGGAAGTTGTGGATGAGATGCCCTACGTCAGTCGAGAGGCGTTTAAGACGTTTCTGCTTGAGCAAGGCATCAAAGCCAACTCGGTTGACCAGCATCTGAAGTCTTCAGCCAGACCAGGAATGATCATCAGGGATCTAACCGATGCTGAAATTATAGGCAAGCACGACAAGGGATGGGTGGTGAAGGATCAAGGGTTGGCGGCGAAACTGATGAGTAAGGTGAAGCAATGAGCGATCCATTTAAGATTGACGGTCCAACCGTCATATCGTTTTCAGGCGGCAGAACCTCTGCTTACATGCTGTGGCGCACTCTTAAGTCCAATAACGGGTTGCCAACAGAAGCCAAGGTTTGCTTTCAAAACACTGGCAAGGAGCGCGAGGAAACGCTGAAATTCGTTAACGAATGTGGCAAACGATGGAACGTTGATATTGACTGGCTTGAGTTCAGGGACGCAGAGATTAAGTTTGAGAAGGTGACGTTTGAGACGGCCAGCAGGAACGGCGAACCATTTGAGGCGATCATCCGTAAGCGCCAGTTCTTGCCCAATCCAATTGCTAGGTTCTGCACCGTTGAACTTAAAATCAAGACCGCTGAACGATATTTGAAGTCTTTGGGTTGGACTGATTACGAAAACTGGATTGGAATTAGGGCAGATGAACCTAGAAGGTTAGCCAAAACCAAGATCCAAGACCAAAGTAAGGGCACTACAAAATACGCTCCTTGTGGGATTGCGGGTATCACTAAGCACGACGTGGCTAAGTTCTGGCGTGAACAATCGTTTGATCTTGAGTTGGTCAACGACAACGGCACAACCCCTTGGGGAAACTGTGACCTATGTTTTTTGAAAGGAACAAGTAAAGTCATGAGTCTGATCTCTAGGGAGCCAGGTCGAGCAACGTGGTGGGCAAAAATGGAAAAAATACCAATGGTTGGCAAGCCGCTAGGCGGCGCTTTCAGATCTGACCGTCCGTCATACCAGTCAATGATGGATGCGGCTAAGAGTCAAATGGATATGTTTGACGAACCAGAAGAGGACATTTCTTGCTTCTGTGGAGACTAAAGTAGTTATAAATTATAGTCCGTAACAACCGTAACACGCCGTAACATGCCGTAACATTGTTACGGCGGCAAAGGCGAGTTTACCGTAACGTAACGTAACACACCCTTTAGGGTGTTACGGTGTTACGGTACGATGCGGAGCGTTACGTTACGCAAAGGTTTCACCTTGAGGGGAAAATTGAAAGATGACCGATCCAGCAGAAAAAATTGAAAAATGGGCGATTGAAAAACTGATTCCCTACGCGAGAAATGCCAGGACGCATTCGGATGAGCAGGTAGGGCAGATCGCTGCTTCGATCCGCGAGTGGGGATGGACTACCCCGGTGTTGGTAGATGAGGATGGAGGCATCATCGCTGGTCACGGCAGGACAATGGCAGCAAAGCGTCTAGGGATGCTTGAAGTACCCGTGATGGTGGCTAGAGGGTGGAGCGATGCAAAGAAGCGAGCCTATGTTCTGGCTGATAACAAACTGGCTCTCAACGCGGGTTGGGATGATTCAATGCTTGCCCTTGAACTCAAGGAGCTTGGCGAGACAGGGTTTGACTTAGATCTGACTGGTTTTAGCCTAGATGAGATCAACGCGCTCACGCCGTTGGAGGTGGAACCTGGATTAACGGATGAGGATGCCGTTCCAGAGGCCCCAGAAAAGCCTACAACGCGATTGGGCGACGTTTGGATACTGGGACAGCACCGACTGATGTGCGGCGATTCTACGTCGATTGACGCGGTTGAGAAGCTGATGGATGGGCAGAAGGTTGACGTACTGTTTACAGATCCACCTTACAACGTGGCTTTCAATGGCCGGTCAGGTAAACACGATGTCATTAAAAATGACAACTTGGAAGAAGGTGAGTTTGATCAGTTTATTGGTGATGTGCTTCAAACCATAAAAACGATCAACGCTCCGGCTTTTTACATTTGGTGCAACTGGAAGTTTTACGCAACGCTGCAACGCGAACTTGAATACAAGTCTTGCATTGTGTGGGCAAAAAACGTGTTCGGTATGGGTACAAATTATCGCCACCAACACGAGTTTTGCTTGTTTAACGGCAGCATTGACGATCACATAAAAAACGAATCTGATCTTTGGGAAGTCAAAAAAGACACTAATTACGTCCACCCAACGCAAAAACCAGTTGCATTATCTGAACGCGCTCTCGGTAACCACAAAAAAGCGCAAAACATTCTCGACTTGTTTGGTGGAAGCGGCAGCACATTGATCGGATGCGAGAAAATGGGGCGCAAAGCTTTTGTGATGGAGCTTGACCCGAAGTATTGCGATGTGATAGTAAAGCGATGGCAGGATTACACAGGCAATCAAGCAATACTTCAAGAAAACTCTATAACATTCAATGAGTTAGCATCGAATGGAAGTTGAAAGTCAGCAACAACAAAATCGTCACGGTGGTGTAAGGGAAAATGCGGGTCGCCCACGCTTTGAACCAACGGACGAAGAGCGCAAGCAAGTCGAGGCAATGGCTGGCTATGGCGTTGCTGAAGCGCACATCGCATCATTGATTCGCGGCGGGATTGGCGTCTCGACTTTGCGCGAGCGGTTCAAGGAGAACCTTGAGCAAGGCCGCGCCAAAGCGCACGCCGGGATTGGAAAGACGCTGTTCCAAAAGGCAATGGCGGGCGACGTGGCGTCGCTCATCTGGTGGACGAAGACGCAGATGCGCTGGACCGAAGCACCGCGCCAGATCGAACTGAGCGGCAACATCAGCATCACCGACGCGCTCGCCCAAGCGCAAGCACGCTTGATCGAGGCCGAGATCATTGAGATGGATGCGCCGTTACTGACCGTAACAGACCCCGTTACGCTTGTTACGGACGCCGTTACGGTTGACCGCGTTGAGGTAAAAGACCAATGAAATCAACGACTTAGGGCCGATTCTTCGACCACCGGCAGGGCCGGCGTCGGTTCCGGCCACGCGCCGAGGGGGCCGGGTAGGGCCGGCGGGCGACCGGTCACGGTAACGGTGGCCCCACAAGAATTTTTTTTATTTTTTGAAAAATGCAAAAAACCAAGTACAGCGCCGAAGACGAACAGATCCTGATGACCAAGCTCTGGTCGCCGGCGGTCGCGGACAACCCGGAGGCGTTCGTGTTGTTTGCGTTTCCGTGGGGTCAGGCGAACACGCCGTTAGCTAAGTTCAGCGGGCCGAGGAAGTGGCAGCGCGAGATCCTGCGCGACATTGCCAAGCACATTAAGGAGAACCAAGGCCAGGTTGATATGCAGACGCTGCGCGAGGCGGTGTCGAGCGGGCGTGGTATTGGCAAGTCGGCGCTGGTGAGTTGGTTGATATTGTGGATGCTATCAACGCGGATCGGCTCAACGGTGATCGTGTCGGCGAACTCAGAGAGCCAGCTACGCTCGGTGACCTGGGGCGAGTTGACCAAGTGGCAAGCCATGATCATCAATAGCCATTGGTGGGAGATCAGCGCAACGAAGATAGTCCCGGCGGCGTGGTTAACGGAACTGGTTGAGCGCGATCTTAAGAAAGGGACACGCTACTGGGCGGCAGAGGGCAAGCTCTGGTCAGAAGAGAACCCAGACGCTTACGCTGGGGTACACAACCACGATGGGATGATGTTGATATTTGACGAGGCGTCAGGGATACCAGATCCAATCTGGGCGGTGGGTGCGGGGTTTTTTACCGAGAACATCCTAGATCGGTATTGGTTTGCGTTTAGTAACCCAAGGAGAAATAGTGGGTACTTCTTTGAGACATTTCATGGCAAGCGGGATTTTTGGAAGGGGCGGCAGATTGATGCCAGGGAGGTTGAGGGGACGGACAAGAATACTTATGAGCAGATCATCGCCGAGTATGGGGAGGATTCACCTCAAGCGCGGGTGGAGGTATACGGGGAGTTTCCAGCTAGTGGGGATGACCAGTTCATTGGACCGCGACTGGTGGATGATGCGATGGAGCGGGAGAAATACAAGGATCAGACCGCGCCGATTGTCATTGGTGTTGATCCGGCGCGAGGAGGATTGGATTCAACGGTGATTGTGGTGCGCCAAGGCCGCGACATTGTTGCAATCAAGCGGTTTAGGGGCGACGATACAATGACTACCGTTGGCAATGTCATTGACGCGATTGAGGAATACAAGCCCACGCTGACGGTCATTGACGAGGGTGGCTTGGGGTATGGAATACTTGACCGATTGGTTGAACAAAGGTATAAGGTGCGAGGGGTGAACTTTGGCTGGAAAGCCAAAAACCCGGTGATGTGGGGTAATAAGCGGGCAGAGATGTGGGGTGCTATGCGGGACTGGTTACGGTCTGCGAGTATTCCGAAGGATCGGCAACTCAAAGCAGATCTGGTTGGCCCGATGAAAAAGCCCAACAGCGCGGGTACGATCTTCTTGGAGGGAAAGAAGGAGATGAAGTCTAGGGGTTTAGCAAGTCCCGATGCGGCTGATGCGTTGGCCGTAACCTTTGCTTACCCTGTGGCGCATCGAGAATACAAAGAGCCACCTAGGACGTTAAGGTCTAGTGGGTCTACAATGTCTGGATCTTGGATGGGTGCATAAATGCTAAAGAAGTCTACAACGCCAAAAGCCTTCAAGGAAAACATCAAGACTGAAGTAAAAGCCGGTAAGCCGGTCAAGCAAGCAGTTGCGATTGCCTACGCTACCAAGCGTGAAGCGGCGAAAAAGAAATGAGTAAACCCGGTCTATACGCCAACATCCACGCCAAGCAAGAACGCATTAAAGCTGGTTCTGGCGAGAAGATGAACAAGGTTGGCAGCAAAAATGCGCCAACCGCTGCTGACTTTAAGCAATCCGCAAAGACTGCGAAAAAGAAGTGAAGAAAGGCGTATCGTTATCGGTTGGGCGCGGTGAGAAGTTGCCAGTTAAGCAAGGCGCTGGACTGACCGAGAAAGGGCGCGAGAAGTACAATCGGGAAACTGGTAGTCACTTGAAAGCACCAGCGCCAAATCCTAAGACAGAAGCCGATAAAGGCAGGAAGTCTAGCTTTTGCGCTAGAATGGAAGGGGTTGTAGCCCATGCTTCTGGCGATGCCGAGCGGGCTAAAGCGTCACTTAAACGCTGGAAGTGTTGATGGCTGACTACACCGGGATTAACGCTGTTGGCAATGTCGCGTTGGGTGGCAAACCACTCAAGAGTGACTCAGATGTGCTGTCAACAGCGCGGGATCGCCTGTCGATGGCTATTTCGGCGTATTCGGAAAGTCGGGAAGATGAGCTAGACGACCTGCGTTTCTACGCTGGTAGCCCCGATAACCAATGGCAATGGCCCGCAGATGTGCTGGCAACTCGTGGGGCGGTGCAGGGTCAGACAATTAACGCGCGGCCATGCTTGACGATTAACAAGCTACCGCAACACGTACATCAGATTACCAACGACCAACGCCAGAATCGGCCTGGGATCAAGGTCATCCCAGTAGATGACAACGCGGACGTTGAGGTTGCCGAGATTTTCAACGGCATGATCCGGCATATTGAGTACATCTCCGATGCCGATGTGGCTTACGACACGGCTTGTGAGAACCAAGTAGCGTATGGCGAAGGATATATTCGGATTCTGACCGAGTATTGCGACGACGATACGTTTGATCAAGACATCAAGATCGCCCGCGTTCGCAATAGCTTCTCGGTCTACATGGACCCGCTGATTCAAGACCCGTGCGGGTCGGACGCGAAGTGGTGTTTTATCACCGAGGATCTGTCTAAAGACGAATACGCGCGGCTTTTCCCGAATGCGTCGCCTATTTCTACGCTGGAAACGCTTGGTATCGGTGATCAGAACCTGAGTCAATGGCTGAATACCGACACAATTCGGATTGCAGAGTATTTTTACTGCGATTACGAGCGCAAAACGCTGAATTTGTACCCCGGCAACGTGACTGCGTTTGAGGGTACGCCAGAAGACAAGCAGTTAAAGGCGGTTTACGGCACGCCAAAGAAGTCGCGCGAAGCGGATATTAAGAAAATCAAGTGGTGCAAGATCAACGGCTACGAAATCCTTGAAGAGCAGGAATGGGCCGGTAGTTGCATCCCTGTTGTGCGGGTGATTGGTAACGAATACGAGGTTGAGGGCCGCATTTACATCAGCGGGCTGGTGCGTAACGCCAAAGATGCCCAACGGATGTACAACTATTGGACTAGCCAAGAGGCAGAAATGCTGGCGCTGGCTCCAAAAGCACCGTTTATCGGTTATGGCGGTCAGTTTGAGGGCTACGAGTCCCAATGGAAAACAGCAAACACGAATAATTGGCCTTATTTGGAGGTCAACCCAGATGTAACGGACGGCCAAGGCGCGATTCTGCCGTTGCCGCAACGCGCACAACCGCCAATGGCGTCATCTGGTCTGATGCAAGCCAAATTGGGCGCGTCGGAAGACATTAAGTCTGCTACCGGGCAGTACAACGCATCACTTGGGCAGCAATCCAATGAGCGTTCCGGCAGAGCAATTCTTGCCCGCCAGCGTGAGGGCGATGTTGGCACTTACCACTACCAAGACAACTTGGCGCGGGCTGTTCGCTATGTTGGCCGTCAATGTGTTGAGCTAATCCCCAAGATTTACGACACGCAGCGCATTGCCCGCATCATTGGGATTGATGGCGAGACGAAGATGGTCAAGATTGACCCTACGCAACAAGAACCTGTGCGTAAGATCCAAAACCAAGAAGGCATTGTGATTGACAAGATCTACAATCCTTCGGTTGGCAAGTACGACGTAGTAGTTGCAACTGGTCCGGGCTACGCTACCAAGCGCCAAGAGGCTCTTGAGGCAATGGCGCAACTGTTGCAAGGCAATCCACAACTTTGGTCAGTCGCTGGCGACCTGTTTGTTAAGAACATGGACTGGCCTGGGGCGCAGGAAATGTCCAAGCGGTTTGCCAAAACGATTGACCCCAAACTCATGGGCGACGCCGAAGATAATCCACAGTTGCAAGCAGCGCAGCAGCAGATGCAAGCGATGGCGGCAGAGTTGGATCAACTGCACCAGATGTTACAGAACGTCGGCAAGTCGATGGAAGCGCAGGACATGGAGCGCAAAGACTACGAGGCTAAGATCAAGGCATTTGACGCTGAGACTAAGCGTATTGCAGCGGTCCAAGCGGGTATGTCTGAAGAGCAGATTCAAGACATCGTTATGGGTACGTTACACGGTATGATTACGAGTGGCGATCTGGTTAGCGAGATGCCCGGACGGGAAACAAACGAGATGCTGCCGGAATCGGCTGAGTACGCACCACAGCAAGGGATGATGCAATGAAAGCCGCTGATTTCGTAGGTCTGTTGTTCTTGGCGCGTGATGTATCCCATAGCGTACACCTGAACACCCGTAGTTACAGCAAGCACAAAGCGTTGCAGAAGTTTTACGAGTTGATCATTGAGGCGGCAGACGATTTTGCCGAAGCCTATCAGGGCCGGCATGGCCTAATTGGGCCAATCACGTTGATGTCAGCCAAGAAAACGACTAACATCATAGAATTCTTGGAAGCTCAGTTAGCTGAGATTGAAGCTGCTCGTTACGAAGTTGTCGACAAGACTGATATGTCTTTGCAGCAGTTGATTGACAACATTATTGAAGTCTATCTGAGAACCCTCTACAAACTACGCTTTTTGGCGTGAGGTAAATATGGCCGCGACGTACAGATATTTAACGGCTTCGGCTAACGTCAAGCCGATGGGTGGCAAGCTCAAGGGCATCTTTGTATCTGCCGCCAGCGGCACACCAACGATTACGGTTTACAACAGCGCCGCTGCTACCACGACCGACACGATTGTTGGGGTGTTTACGCCAACTGGTGCGACCAGCTACGTGTTTACCGGCGACGAGGGTGGGGTTTACTTTAGCTCCGGCCTATATGTTGTGATTAGTGGGACCGTTGCAGCAACGGTTTTCTTTGAGTAAAGCATGGCAAATACAACGATTACAGGTTTACCGGCGGCGACTACCCCGCTCGCGGGTACTGAAGTCGTTCCTATTGTCCAAGGCGGTGTAACCAAGCAAGTTGCCGTTAGCAATATCGGCGGCAGCGGTTCTGGTACGGTTACCAGCATCGCTACGGGTGCTGGACTAGCTGGTGGGCCAATTACCACCAGCGGCACGATTAGCTTGGCGGCAACTTCGGTTGCACCGGGTAGTTACACCAACACCAACCTAACGGTTGACGCTTACGGACGCATTACCGCCGCGTCGGCTGGTACATCCACGGTTACAAGCGTTAGCGGCACGCCTAACGAGATTACATCTAGCGGATCGTCCGCAATTACGCTGTCGTTGCCCGCTGCGCTGACGTTTACGGGCAAAACAGTTACTGGTGGTGCGTTTACCGGCGGCACGATCAACAATACGTCTGTAGGGGCTACCACGCCAGCTACAGGTGCGTTCACGACGTTCACGACTGGAACGGGCCAGATCACGACCGCTCCAAGCAGCGCGAATGACTTGGTTAACAAGTCTTACGTTGACTCAATTGCTGCTGGTCTGACGTTCCACGCGGCTTGTAATCTAGCGACGACCGCTGCCCTGCCAACGGTAACGTACAGCAACGGCTCAAGCGGTGTTGGCGCTACGTTGACCGCATCGGCTAACGGTGCGCTAACTGTAGATTCAGTTACGCCTAGCGTTGGAAACCGGATTCTTGTTAAAGATCAAGCATCTGCGCTACAGAACGGTGTTTATACTGTAACTACGGTTGGTGATGGGTCTACCCCATTTTTACTGACCCGTGCGACCGACATGAATACGTCGGGCAGCGGTTACAACCAGATCAATGCTGGTAACTATTTCCTGATTACGGCAGGAACGGTTAACACCAACACCTCATGGGTGCAGACGACGGCGCTGCCGATTACGGTTGGCACAACTAGCTTGGTGTTTTCGCAGTTCTCGTCTGGCGCTACTGCGTATAGCGCAGGGACTGGCCTGTCGCTGCTGGCTAACCAGTTCAGCATTACTAGCACCGCCGTTACGGCAGGAAGCTACGGTAGCGGATCGCAAGTTCCTACGTTCGCGGTCAACGCTCGCGGTCAACTGACCTTGGCAGCAAACACCAGCATTGCAATTGCAGGCTCGCAGATTACGTCTGGAACGGTCGCCATTGTTAACGGTGGCACGGGCGCAAACTCGCAGCAAGGCGCACTCAATGCGTTGGCTGGTGCCACAACGTCTGGATCGTTCTTGCGCGGCAACGGCACAAACGTGTCAATGTCTACAATCCAGGCTGCGGATGTACCAACGCTGAACCAGAACACGACTGGTAATGCTGCCAACGTAACCGGAACGGTTGCGATTGCCAACGGCGGTACGGGTCAGAACAACAAAGCCAACGCTTTCAATGCGTTGTCGCCAATTACAACGACTGGCGACATTATTATTGGGACCGGGACCAATGCGTCCAGTCGGTTGGGGATTGGTACGGTTGGTTATGTACTGACGTCTACCGGCACAACCGCAACGTGGCAAGCGTCAACTGGCGGTGTAACGTCATTCCAGACCAGTTTGTCCGGTCTGACGCCTAGCTCGTCTACAGGCGGTGCAATTACACTTGCTGGCACGTTGGGGCCAACGAGCGGTGGTACAAACCAATCGTCGTACACTAAGGGCGACATTTTGTATTCTTCGGCTACGAATACATTGTCAAAACTTGGGATTGGAACTGCCAATCAGATTTTGACTGTTGACGCGACGGGGGTTCCGTATTGGGCCGCTAACTCTGGCGGCAGCGGGGGAAGTCCAAATCTTGATGGCGGCACACCATCGTCTAGTTATGCTGCCATATCGCCAATTAACGGGGGGACACCGTAATGCCGGTGCAAATTCAACTTAGAAACGGTACTGCTGCTCAGTGGACCGCCGCCAACCCAACGCTTGCCGCTGGTGAGGTTGGCATTGAAAGCGACACCAAAAAACAAAAGTTTGGTGACGGCACAACTGCTTGGAACTCGCTTGCATATGCTGGCGGGGGTAGCGTTACGTCGGTAGGTTTATCTGCTCCCGCTTTTTTGTCAGTTGGTGGTAGCCCGGTAACAGGTTCTGGAACGCTCGCGCTTTCTTATTCTGGAACTGCGCTGCCGATTGCTAACGGCGGTACGGGTGCAACATCGGCCATTTCTGCATTTAACGCGCTTGCCCCATCGCAAACGTCTAACTCAGGTAAATACCTAACAACAGACGGAACCAATACGTCTTGGGCAACGGTATCTAGCGGTGGCTCTCCCGGCGGCTCAACAACGCAAATTCAGTACAACAACGCTGGCGCGTTTGCTGGTTCCGCTAACTTGACGTTTGATGGAACTACGCTGACCGCAGCAGGATTGGCTGGCCCGCACAACGGTACGGTTGGCGCTGGAACGCCAAACACGGGCGCATTTACAACTCTTTCCGCAAGCTCAACGGTTAGCGGAACTGGATTCAGCACTTATCTTGCCTCTCCTCCTGCAATTGGTGGAACAACTCCAGCAGCGGGTACATTTACGACTGCAAAAGCTATTGCAGCGGCAACGCAAGACGCCGTGCAATTACAAGGTCGTGCTGGCGGTACAAGTAGTTATGTGGCGACTATTACGCCAACGACGCTGACAGCAAGTCGCACGTTTACGTTGCCAGACGCAACAGGGACGCTGCTGCTTAGTGGTGGCGCTCTTGGCACTCCATCTAGCGGTACGCTGACGAACGCAACTGGATTGCCATTGTCCACTGGTGTCACGGGGAATTTGCCTGTCACTAACTTGAATAGCGGTACGGGCGCAACAAGCTCAACGTATTGGCGCGGTGATGGTACTTGGGCATCGGTAAGTGCTGGAGCAGGTGGAAGCACAACTCAAGTTCAATACAACAGTAGCGGATCACTTGCTGGTTCAGCTAACATGACGTTCAACGGTACTGCCTTGACGCTTGGAGCTGATGCCACCGTCAATAGCATCACCGTTGGTCGTGGTGGAAGTGCTTTAAACACTTGCGTAGCGGTTGGAAAATCTGCAGGTGCGTCTGCGACAGGCTCAACAGATGGATCAACAGCCGTTGGGAATTTGGCACTTCA